GGATTCCAAAACTCTGTAAGGTTTGGTATATATGCGTATGACCAAAAAGGATAACAAGCGTCGCCTAATTTATCATCTATGTGGAATAAGTCTGTAAGTAATTCACAACGAATACATTGTCCGTTTTCTGTCATTAAAAGATAATATCTTTGACCGTTGTATGTTGTGTACCATTCCCAGAATTTCCACATATTAGGGTCATTGATAGTTCTATTAGCTGGACTGCCTATGTAAGCGTATTTGTTTTCCTTGTTTACATCTTCTTGAGAAGTTTGGTTTGCATCATTACCACTTCCACTTAAAAGATTATCGATTTCGCTTCTAATATAAATTCCTTCTTTTCTTCCTTTCTCTAAGTCGTAGCGTGATTTACGAACATTGTATCTACCTAGATACATAGCGTTATCCATATCAAATCCTCCAGCACTAGGGTCAATTAAGAAGTCATAGACTGATACATTCTCTAAGTGTGATTGATAACCATTGATACTGTCTGCGTAGTAAGTATAGATTGCTCTACCATAAATGATTGCATCTACTTTACCTAATAAATCTTTATAATTCCAATCGTTATCATTAGCGTCTTGTTCTTTTAAAGCGTTAAGTAATTTAGCTCTCTTGTAGTCTGCCATTGAAGCCTTTTTAAATTTAAAGGTTAAAGGGTTGTCTATCTTTGAAAGCATTGTTTCTACGAAAGATACAGTTTTAGCACTAGCTACGTTTACATTAGCTCTTGCTTCTGCTATTTCTGCTTGATTACCATAGCCTGTTACACTACCTGATAATCCATTGGGTGTACCATAGTATTGGTTATCACGTTTGCCATAGTATAAATCTTCATTTTTCCACCACCTATATATGATTCCTTGCTTGTAATTACGAGCAAATTGTATTTCTGTTAGTGCTTGACTTATTATTTTGTCTCTTTTTTGTTTTGATATTGCCATTAAGTGTTCTTCCCTCACTTAATTTAGTTATTATATGATATATTATACTATTAAAGTAAAATAAAATGCAAATTATATTCCAATATCTGGGTATAACGTGCTACTTTGCCCAAAAACTGCGTTCCATTGGTCATCTGATATGATATTTGTGGGATTTTTCTTTAAAGAAGTCATACCATAACGTAAAGCATCAAGACAATGGTCATTACCACCCTCAGGAATAGTCAAAACTTTACCTTCTTTGTCAGTTTTCCACATATAATTTCTATATTCTTGCACTAAATTACTAGAACGTCTTGTGATTGATATTCTTTGGTCTTGCAATGTTTTAATTCCGTGATTGATAGAGTCTGGTCCTTTCTCTGCTGGCAAGATATTGACTCCATAAAGTCTTATCTCGTCTATACTCTTAGGCTCTGCACTATCTGCTATTACTAGAGATTGATTATCTTTATTAATTAAAACTTCTGATATACGTTTATTACTTAATCCTTTCTGATAACAAACTTCATCTAAAATATATCCACCATTGTAATAATAAATATCTACAATAGCTGTAGGGTCATTAGAATAGCCAAAATCAAGCCCTGTGCGTTCTAATCTAGCTTCGTGAGGTATTTCATCTATAATAGCCCAATCTTTGTATATACGCCTTTCTAGGTTGTTTGAAGGCATACCTAACCACTTATGTTTATACAATGCTGGTCTTTTTTCTTTATCGTCTTCTATTTCATTTTTAATAACTTCAGGCAACATTCCATACTTCTCTGCAATGTCATAGTTTACATTTATTATTAAAGTATTAGGTCTGCCATCTAAAACCAATCTTTTGTGTACTGGGTCTTCTTCTTCGTCTCTGTTGTATGTGTAAATAATTTGTGAGCCTGGCTTACGAATAGTAGGAGTTAAAACTTCAATACTTTTTTCACTAATAGTTTGTGCTTCTTCTACCCAACCAATATCAATACCTTCAATAGATTTAATTGATTGTTCGTTATTCCATAATCCTTTAAATAAAAAGTCTGAGCCTGTAACTGTGTTTATTATAGCTTTGTCTGTTACTTGAAAATCATTTAATTCATAATGTTTAATTAAGTCTTTTAGTAGTTGATGAGAACTATCTGATATAGAGTTTTGAAACTCACGAAAGCAACCTACACGGACTTTTTCCATTCTTGCTCTTATAAGTAAATATCTTGCTACTGTATGTGATTTAAGAGAGTATCTACCACCATAGACTGCAGCCTCACGCCAGTCTTTATCAAATAATCTTTTGTATTCTATGGGGATATTAATTGTTTGTTCCATCAATAAATTTAACTAGTATAGGTAGTTTTTCTCCACCTGATGTTATGTCCGTCTTAGCTTCTGCTTTACCCATTACCCTATCGTTTACTTCTTTAATAGCTTGCATATCTCCTTCCATAGCTTTTGCTATAAGGACAGGGCTAATTAATGGTAATGCTTCTGCTAGTTTTTCTTTGTATTCAGATATAAGCTCCCTTTGTGCTTTCTTTATTATCTTTGTTTCTTCTGTCTCTGGTGGTCTGCCATCTGGGTTGCCACTTACACCAGGAATAAACCTTCCCTGCTCGTCCCTGATTTTACCTGTTTGATTTTCTGTATTTTCAGTTGTTTGTGTCTTGTTATCTTCCATAATTTAGCCCACAAAAATCTTTATGAGCTATATATGAAACTAACTTTTTAATGTTTGTCTTAACCCTTCATAATGTTTATTTCTTTCATTTACCCATTCCTGCAAAGTTATTTCTCCAGTTTCTAACTTAACGTCTAATAGTTTACCTAAAGTTTCTACTAATACTTTTTTAAACTCATATTCGTGGTTAATTCTTGGAATTTTAGTATATTGAGTTGGTATAAATATTGGGATAAACATAAATTTATTCTACTTCTTCTGTTGCTTCAGGTGTTTCTGTCCCTGTAATCTCAGCAGTTTCTTCAACTACTTCTGTTCCTGTTACTTCGTTTTCCATAGGATTTATTTAGTTAATTCTAATAATGTGTATATTTCTTGAGCTGTTGCATTTTTTTCTTCTAGGATTTGGTCTTCTGTTATTTTAAAAAATTCTAGCTTTGAGCCTTCTTCCAATAAAGCATTAAAATCTTCTAGTTGTTTTTCTCTGTAAGTTATTGCTTCTTTGTGGGTTTCTTGTAAATCCTTGATAGCTTTTTCCCAGTCTTCTTGATTTTCTATTTTGTAAGCGTTGTTTTCTATTACAGCTTTACCTTTTTCATCTTTACTTGCGTGTTTTTCTAGTAAAGTAATTCTTTCTTTCTCGTACTTTTCAAAGTCTGGTAAAACTTTTAGAGTTTCGTTTAAAGTTTCAAGCTCTTGCTCTACTAACTTTCTGTTCTTAGCTACAGCGTAGCCAATCTTTCCAGTTAAGTTTATTGTTTTTAATTCTTCTAATAACGATGCGAGATTTTTGTTCTTCATATTACTTAATTATATTATATTAATAATTTGTTTGCAAATCTAACCTCCATACACAATTTTTATTGCAATACTTTCTTCCATTATTTGCTACTATTTCTGATACTTCAAAATCTACGCCACAAGTTTTACATTGAAGTATTTTAGTCTTAGAGAATTTACCTATACGACGAGGGCGATAAATAAATTGTTTATGCACTATTTCTTCGTAATCTTCCTTAGATAATTGTTTCATGGTTTCTTTAATATCTTCGTATTTATAACATTGCATTGTGCAAAAATGTTCTTTATAGTATGGGTCATTTCTAAAATATGAATACACTATACGACAGTTTTGGCAAGTTTTATTTATAAATTTTTTCATTTCCCGTGCCAGTAGCATTTACTTTCGACCTTTTTTGTACATATACATTTCTCGACTTTTTTCTTATTAGCGAAATCTTTTAAAGTTTCTACGATAGAGTCCCAGTTAAGAGCGTCTTTATCGTAGTTCTCTAGCATATATTTTAATATTCCTAAGTATCGTTCTAGTTTCATTTTAGTTTATTTAAAGCGAACTCTATTTTTTCAATATCTTCAAATGAGTTATGTATAATTAAGTTATTAATCCAATCTATTCTAGGGTTACAAGGGCAATCATTATCTGCTAATTCTCTTTTATCTCCTGTTAGTTCTTTTGAATGTGGTTTTATATCTGTTTCAGGTAGAATTACAATCCATTTATACCCGTTTATCTCATCTTCTAAGGCAAGCCATTTACTCATTTTAGTTTTTCATCGATTATAAATAAAATTGTAGCTATCGCTTTTTTAATTATATTTTCCATTTTCTAATTCCTCACATTTATCCTTGTGAGTAGGGGTTAAAATAACTCTTTATAAGAAACTTTTTTATATAATTTTCCTTCTTCTACAAAGACTACTGTTTCTTCTAAATTACTCATAAACTCATACATCATCTCTCGTAAAAGTATTTCATACTCTTTTTTCTTATCTAATAATGCAAATAATTCAAGGGTATTAGTTCTCGGAGTTGATATCTTAAAACCCTTAAACATTCCACAAAATGAGTTATAAAGTTCTTCTCCTTGTTCACATAATTGTTTCGTTGTTTTCTTTTTCATCTTATTCTTTTATATTAATTGTTAATTTTGCTTTAAGTTCGGATAATCCTTGATTGTATGAATTTTTAGCTGTGCAACTTTCATTATCACAAGTGGGAGGTTTTTCTATTGTCATATTGGTATAATACATTCCGTCTATCATCTCTACTATGGACTGTAATAGTTTGTGTTGTTGGGAGGTGAAAAATTGTTTTAACTTTTCTCTTTCTTCTGCGTGATAGTCAAAATCTATCATTTCTGTGCCGTTCTGTTTGTATTTTACAGCAAAGATAAAGTTTTCAAACTCTTTCTCTCCTTCTTCTATTATTTTATTTATATCCATATTATTTAATACCAGATAATACTCCATCTAACCAAGTTAATAATGTTAGCGACCATTTTTCAAAATCAGGAGTGCCTCTTGAATATTCTACTTTTTTTACTAAATCTTTTAACTTCTTTATTTGTTCTTTGTTCATATTCTAATTCTCTTTTGTTATAGTTAGTAATTCTGGATTCTCATAGATGTTGCCAATGATTTCAAACCTATCTCTCCCATATTCTCTTGAAAGTTTTGCTTCAATCCAGTTTTTATTGTAAGTGTTTGGATTTTCGCTTTCTCTTTCTTTTATCCCTGTTGGTGTAGTTAAAATGAAAGCATCTTTTGCATAATAAACAACAAAAGTTCTAGTGTCTCTTTCCATATCAACCCAATCTCTGTCTAAGACTTTCATAATATCCCCCTCGTATATCTCTTTTCCGTTTTTATCTTTGAGTCCTGTGTATTGCATTATTTCGTATTCAGGGAAAATATCTCCGCCTATTCCGTAACTATCTCCATGTGTTAGATGAAAATAGTCCATTTTCTTGTTTTCTTTATTCCACGCTCTAAATTTTATTTCTCTCACTTTACATTCTCCATTCTATAATCCCGAAGGGAAGGGGGTGATTAATTATTCTTTCCATTTTAACCTATCATCTAGTGCGACTTTTTTGATTTGGCTTATAATTAAATCTTCATTTTCTCCTGCCATATACAAGCCTAAATATCCTGCGATTAAACTTTCTTTTGTTATTGGTTCGTATTCTTCTTCCATATATTTTTTAAGTTAATTATAATTTATCTAATGTGCTTGAAACTGGATTGAATGATTACAGGATTCGAACCTGTGAACCCACCCATCTAACTAGGGTAAGGTTAAGCTGTTAGTTTTCATTGCTTTACCCATAAACCTGACTCGGGCAAATCTTTCAATCACAGTTATTAAACACACTAGAGTTTTGAATTATGTACCTGAACGGAGGAAGGGCATTTGAAACCCTAAGCAGACTTTCCATCCTTACTCGTCTACCTACCTTATTGGTTAGTTAAGGCGACCCTATCGGATTCTTGGACTCCTCCCTTTAGATACACAATTCTTTTGTTTTAATGAAGAGAGATTGGGGAAGGTAGGATTCGAACCTACAAAGTAATTTCGGCTTATTGATGCCTTATATATGTTAATCCTCGTAAGGACGTGTATACCATTCCACCACTTCCCCCAGCCTCCCTCCATTACTGCTTTCAATGAACTAAACTTAATGTTTTAATGAAAAAATAATTCCACTAACACAACCAGAAACAAAAGCTACAATGTTACCAATTAAACTTCCTCCTTCTATTACACCTAAGCCTACAAGATAAAAAGTTATACTTATTGGGAATATTGTTCCCGTAAAAATTAATAAATCTTTCATATATTTAAGGGTAGAATTGACGTGCTAAGTTCCAAAGCCCTACCGACCATTTTTGTTTTTTAGGCTTCTCAAATTTGGGAATTGGAGGCATATAATCTATCCAGTTGTCCTCCCGATTTACAAGTTCTTTTATTGCTTGTATGTTTCTAGCGTTTATTGATTTTTTTAAGAGTTGGTGGTTCATAAGATTTAATTATTCTTCTAATTCAAACTTTTCTTCACAGTGAGGACATTCAATAATTTTTCCTTTTAGTGCAACTTCTTTTCTTGATACTTTGTTATTTTTAACAATTAGTTGCCATCTATCATCAAAATCTTCACCCTGTGCTTGTAAAATTCCATTAAAACTTAAATGTGGATATTTTTTAATTGTCTCGTTTATTAAAACTTCCATACATTTGTCGGCATCATAAAACTTCTCTGCTCCATCCCAACCAATACCTGTAAAGTCTTTATCAAATTCAAAATTAAACCAAGTCATATATAATTCTTTAGCCATAGCTGGATTCCAATCTCTCATATCTCCAAACATACCTTGTATAAACTTTATTTCACTTGCTTTTAATTCTGGTGTTATCTTTATTACTCCTTGAAAACTTGTTGTGTATCCCATATATTTATATTATTCCTATTATTATCGCCCCTAGTAAATAAGTTCCTGCTATAATGCTAGACCATTTTATACACTTATCACTTTGTAAAAAATCTATTGTTTTTTCTAATTGTTTCATACTTTTTTAGGTTATTTAATTTGGCTGGACTAGAGCCTTAACCATACATTTCTTCTAATAATTCTAGCAACGAATCTATTGTTTCTATTACTTCATTTGCAAAATGTGCTTTATCTTCTTGCTCTCCTGCTTCATCTCCATTCCATTGTCCTGCTATTTCTTCGGCATCTTTTTTTATTCTTTGTAAATCTAAACTTAGAAAACCTAACTCCATTTCTTTATCCATTATATTGCGTATAAACCGTTATGTGGGATAAATTCGTATTTCTTGCCATTCTCACTTTCTAATTCGTATATATCAGGCAACATATCGTATTCAGCTCTCATTCCAGTTACTTTTAATTTCATAAATCCAACCTTTACCCATTCTCCTATTGACCAGTTTTGCTTTGTTCTTTTTATCATACTTTTTTAGCTAGGCGAGTGTCTTATAATGTTTCTCTTAGCTATGTATATATT